ACAATTGGATAAGCTTGTACTGATACTGGTACATCTGCTATAGGTGTACCAAAATTAACTCTATGACCTCCAGCTCCACCACCACCAGATGGGCCACCGCCACCACAACCACCGCCACCGCCACCAGCTAATACTAAATATGCCACTGCAGTAGAACCACTTGGATTACCTGCATTAGTTACTGTAAAATTTCCAGGGCCTGTAAAAGTTGCTATTTTAAAATTTCCACAATCAGGAGCTGTTGACAAAGTATTACCACTTCCTGAAACAGATGCTTGAACAAAATCGCTACCCACTACTGCAGGTGTAGTTGCGGAAACAATTCTCCATCCTTCAGTCCCATCTACATAGACACAAGTTATAGAACCGTCATTTTGAAAAATAGTAAAATCATTTGCTGCTCCATTAATGTTTGAACTATTTCTACCTATTATAATATTATTAGTTTCAGCAGTTCCTGTATAATCAGCTACTGACATTATATCTCCAGCACTTGGAGAAGCAGGAAGATTTACTGTTATTGATCCTGAAGTTGTATTTATAAAATATCCATTACCACTTACGCCTGTAAACCCAGCTGTCTTTGCTGTTGTATCCCAATTTACTGAACCTGATCTACCAAAACCTGTTTGAGATGCACCACTAGCAAGTGACACCGTATCACCAGAAGCACCAAGTGTAATTGTCGTACCAGACTGACTAATAATATTACCAGCGTCAGATGCTTGCAAAGCATTTGTTTTTACAACATTACCTGAAGCAATAAGATTTGCTGCAGTTGCGTTTCCTGTAACTGTTGCACTTCCTGGAACGTTTACACTGGTGTTGCATTTACCAACAGTCAATGTTGTTCCGCATTGTGGCTCAACTGTGTTTACTTCTATTTTACTCATTAAATTACTACTACCGTTCCTGTTATAGTTTGTGTTCCGGTTACTGTAACTGGTCCTGCTAACACTCCAGAGTCAACTGTCTGATCTTCAGACAAAGTTGAGTTATGTGTCACTACATAAGTTGTGGCTTCCATAATTGGTGAAATAGTTTTAGTAGATGGTATGGTACAAAATACTTCTTTTTCTCCAGCTGAAAAATTAACTAAGTTATTAGAATTAGTTGAAGATATAACTGTTGCTCTTGATAAAGTTGCAGTGCCGGTTGTGGTTAATGAATAACCCATTCCAGAATGATATTGACAATATGTATATAGTGTTGGTGCAGAAGCAGCTACTGTAAGTTCTAATCTTCTAGTAGTTGCAGAAGGAAAACCAGATACGTAAGCGGCTTCACTAACAGCACTTCCATCTAATTTGTAAACTACTCCTGTATTGTAACTTGTACCACTGTTATGTGTACCATCTGATGTTGTAGATATTTTTAAAGGATGTGAATCTACCGAAGCGTCATCCATATTAAAAGTGTATGTTACACCCTCAGCTAAATTAATTGTAGTTTGTAAACTTCCGTCTGTATAATATTTGTTTCCACTTCCTGGATTGACAACAGTAATAGTCAAAGTAACACCAGCGTTTACAACGCCAGTTCCAACCTCAAATTCGTCTGAACCAGTATTAGTTATGCAGTAATAAGTATTTTTACTTGCACCAATACCCGCAACAAATCCTACGAAGTCTTGAGTTGCACCTAATAAGGTAACTGTTCCAGTTCCTGTAGAGGTGCTTGTTTCTTTAACTCTATCATCAATGACAAGAGCCATGCATCCTCCTTACGTTAATCTTAATATTGCTGCAGATGTTGTAAATGCAGGGAACTGAATTGTAAATGTTCCTGCAGTTGCAGTTTTATCTCCACCAAAATCTAAAACACAAACAGCATCAGTAGTACCTGAACCACCATCAGTTGTTGTATTGTAAATTAATGCACCTCTAGCTGTTAATGTTACACCAACAAAAGATAAATCAGCAAAGTCGGTAATTGCTATCGATGATGATACTTTTACACCTTGGTTAACAAGTGCTTTACCACCTGCCACATATCCTGATGAAGTAACTTCAGTGTTTGATCCACCACCTGGATTTGTTGAATAGTTTTCTGTTGATTTACCTAAAGTTGCTGATGATGTATACATCGCTAATTTATATGTATCTGATGATCCATCAAAGTCATGTTTTCCTTGAAGTAATTCTTTTTTAAAAGAATTACAAATTGCGTTAGTTGTTATAGCCATAATAGTTCTCCTTTAATTTTATGGTGATGGTGAAGGTATCTTAACTCTAGGTACCCCATCATCGTATTCTGCTCGTCTTCTTCTCCCCATTTGTTGGAGAGCAAAATTCTGTACACCTTCATTATACTTACTTTTATATAGATTGTACATATCCATCGGCCCTTTTAAAAATCCATAAGCCTCTGCTAAAACACCATCTAAAAGCATACCTTGTGGGTATTCAGATAAGTAAGTGTTATTAGAAGATGTAAAGCTTGGTGGTGTTATAATATAATTTAACTGAACTGCATAGGCTTGGTCTGGTGTAGGTGCTACCACTATAGATGTTTCATCCCAATTAGCATAATATTTTGGTAATCCTGTAGATCCAGCACCATTAAATTCTGTTATAAAACTAGTGTCTCTTTTTTCCATAAAAGTTCTAGTTCCAGATTGATCAGTAGTACTAAATACTTGTAACGATCTAATTACTAAAAAATCTGCAGGAGTTACTAAAAATCTTTTATTAGCAGTGAATGATGAAGTTGCATATTTTCTAGTGTCGTCATAATCAACTTTACCTGCAACATCTAATTCTACATTTCTTAAGAATTGTCCAATAATTGTATCGCTTAAAACATTACTATCTACTTCAGTAAAGTTTCTTACCTGTGTTAAAAAATCTGTATAACTTATAGCCATTATGTAATACTCACTGTTACAGTTCCTGTTGTCATAATTAATTTTCTTCTTCTATTTTGTAAAGAAGGATCAGCTGGTTTCATAGTGCTTATTACAACACCAGCACTTGTTAAAACATTTGCAGGTTGAGCTGTAATAAAAGCAAAATTACCAGGCAAAGTTAGATTGGCTACACCAACCATAGTTCCACCAGAATTTGCTAAAGTATTATCATTAGCAGCAACTGTTATAGGTTGTTGAAATTTCATGTTTCTAGAATTTTGTAAAGCTATTGCATCAGAGGTTGCGTGTCTACGTCTAATCTGAGGATGTTTAGGCTCAAACTCAGAATAATGAACCAAAGAACCATTCCATTCTTTTACCATTTCAGTATAAGGAAAAGCCATACCAGATCTATCTGAAATTGCTTGTGATCTTTTACCTGTTGCCCATTTTGCCATTATTAAACTCCATTAGGATAAAATGATTGAGGAGTAATGTATGTTGATGCTCTTTGTCCATCTTCATCCAAAGCTCTTTTTAATTGATCTTCATATATTAATTTATTTTGTTGAACCAATTCTGGCGCGTTTTTCATTGCTAAATAATAAGCAAGACCTGCTACCATGCAGGGTAAAAACCTAAATACTACGTCTGCATCATTAGTATAATTACCTGCGTCTTCAATTCTTTTAATTACATAATATTTTAAAACTGTGTAAGTATTTAAATTTGGTGCCTGATACAAATATATTTTTGGAGTATCTTGTCTATCAACATAATATTGTGATGGCTGACCTAAAGCTAATTTATTAGGTAGAGCAGAATAAGCAGATCTATCTATTTTTGTTAAAGCAACATCTTGTGTGTTAGCTGTGTTTGCTCCAGCTGCAGTTGAAGATACAAAAGCTTCTAAGACATCACTTACACCTGCACTTACACTATATTCTGCTTGTCCAGAAACTAAAGTGTTTTCATGTAAAGCAACTTTCCAAAGATGAATACCTCTATTTGCCCATTCTGCAAATAATAAATTAAGACTAGTTCTTGCAGACTTAAGACTGTGACCGCTTGTTGTAGCCATACCACATCTTTCGTAAGCCTCTTGTATGATTTCTTCTATAGATAAATCAAATGTCGTAGTCCCTGAAGTTGCCATTAATATCCTTTTTACGGTTGTACAATTTCTTGGATTG